CCCATATCTCAAACTTGTTAGGTTTGATCCCACGGATGACTTTGTACTTCTGCGTACCAATAGAGAACTCTACCTCGACAAGCGTACCCTTGCCATTGATAGAGTTGATGAGTTGTGGTTTGGAGATCTTCCGATGTGGCTTACCAAACAGACCAAACGACAGGGCATCCAACATAGTGGACTTACCCGCACCGTTATGACCTACCACCAGAGTAGTAGGCGTCTTACTGAAATCAATCTCAGTAAAGTTATTACCAGTCGATAAAAAGTTCTTGAACCTTAGTTTTTCAAAGTTAATCATTGCGTAATTCTAACATACCCTTCAGTGTTTGTCAAGTACTAATCTTGACGATAAAATATATGTGCCCCGATCCTACCGATCAGTCTCATGTTGCGATCTTTACTCCACTTGGGTAGTACATATGTAGCATGGTAGTGAGTCGCGCCCTCAGTGATGCCACGCATCTCGTTGTTGGCAAGAACATTGTACGCAAGTAGTTGTGCCTCTTGCCAGCAGTCCTCGTCAAGAGGTTCATCATCAAGACCATCACAGAACCAACTAAACTGACACTTATGCTTCAGTGGGACTTCCCGACCACGTTCTAGATGCCAGTCAGATAGTTTTGCTTGCTGTACCACACCACACACTGTATCTGGGAATCTGGTATGTTCCACACGATTGAGAGTCACATCTGCAACTGCCATCCGACCAGCATAGTTATCGCTACGGGCCTCATGATAGATGTTCAATGCAAGACACTGCAATTGTGGATTATCATAGGGGAGATCAGGTTCTTCTACCGGAACAACCACCTCTTCTACTACAGGAGGAGGAACCACTTCCTCCGAGCTTCCAACAAAGAAAAAGAATGTTCCTGCGGCCGCAACCATAAGTGCACCCGCAAGAGTCTCTACTGCTTCTGTAACTTTAGGTGTTCGATTCGTCAAGATCCTCTTCCGTCAAGCCACACCAATTGCACGGATATCCTTTCTCTGTGCCAATCCACCCATCTTCGGATGGACACCAATGATTCCAGAACTCAGTGGCGTTCGGAAATCCATCATTAAATCCCAGTCCCATATCTTCTCCTTGATCCTGTTGGTAGAATGAGTTTGTGGGCAAATCCTTCTTCTTAAAGATTCGGTCATAGTTATCCCGATAGTTGTCGGAAGGAGCCTTGCTCCGAATACTATCTCCGGTAACATCGTTCTTGGCGGACATTAGACTATCTCCATACTCTGAGCCTCTTTCATCAAGTTCGAGACTTCTTTTTTGATTCGTCCTTTATCTAGGTCAGTGCTTACAGCGTCGATATAGTTGTAGATCAAAGTCTCGGTATCTTCTACCGACACCTCATCATCCACATTCGCGCCAGTGAACTCGGAGAAGTCCTCTGCGATCTTGAGTTCGTGAATCTTCTGAGCCTGAATACGATCAACAAACCGTTCAAACTCATAGGCGTCACCCTTGTTTATGACAATCAGTTTCACGAACTTGTTGTCAAGATAGGACAAGTCCTTGAACTTATTCATGTTCTCGTGATCGTAGTAGATCTTCTCGTAGATCGTGATGGGGTTACGAATCGCTTCCAGTTCTCTTGTTTCGGTATCAAGCACATGGAAGTGTTTGGGATCATCACAGTCATTCCAGAAGAACTCCATCTGTGATCCAAGGAAGTGAATGTTGTCCTGCGATGACTTGGCGTGAAAGTGACCCGACATCACCATGTCGAATCGGTCAAAGATCTTCCTATCCATACCATCCATGCAAGGCATACCCTTCTGCATGTCAAACCCTGCAACCTCAAGGTGGGCACCCACAAGAGTCGCTTTGGTATTTGCAAGGAACTCTAGTGTATCTTTCTCGTTCTCTGGATTAATCCAAGGGATCAGTGCTATCTCCGTACCATCGTAGTTCATCACTGTTGGTTTCATAATCAGGTTCACTTCGTTCATGTAGTGACCCTGTAGTTCTTTTAGTGCGTTTAGTTCGTTGGTGTTCTTGTAGTACACATCATGGTTGCCACAGATGATATCCATAGTGATACCATTCCTACGCATAGGTTCCAAGAATATCTTACGGTTGTGATTCAGAGCCTTGAAGTTGATTGTCTTGCGATTGTCGTAATAGTCACCCAAGTGCATGATGTGTTTGATGTCATTCTCTAACAGGTACGGAAAGAATACCTCACTATAGAAGCGTTCTTGGTATGCCATAAAGATGTCTGACGAGTTACGAATACCCGCATGGGTATCGTTTAAGATTGCGATTTTCATATATCAGTCCAATTTTCCATAATATTAACATTTCTCACGGGATTTGTCAAGCCCTAATATGGTACTGGTCGAGGGACTCGAACCCCCAACCGACGGCTTAGAAGACCGTTGCTCTATCCAGTTGAGCTAGACCAGCTGTTAATCAATAATAAAATCACTCAAATCTGAGTCTGCCTTGACGGTACGTCTCTTACGTTCCTTCTTGACAATATCCTTCCACTCGGCGTCCCTTGCTTTGACCTCATCGATACGAAGTCTCAGGGTATCAACATATGCTTGGGTAACCTGAATGGCATCATCTTCAGCTAGATCGTTATCAAATCTATCCTCAACACCAAGATGACCCAAGTATCTAGACTTGATTTCTTGTTGTTTCTTCTCTTTCTCAATACGACGAAGGAATGCGAACCACGAGATCTGAGTGAAGTATGCAAAGGCGTTTGGTTTACCTGTACGAGTCGCAGCCTCGATATTATAATTCTCAATCGCCTTTAGACAGTTCTCCACCGCATCCATCACCATCTCTTCACGGTAGGTGTACCGGACAAAGTTTGCCTTATGTGACAGACCCTCACAAATCTTCAGAAAGCACTGTGCAATATAGTCCGGTATGACTGGTTTGGGTAGATCGTTCTTCTCCGCCAGTTGAGACTCGGTACAGTAGTCAACCACAGCCTGAGAGAACTGTGCATTGTTCACATAATGCGGTTTGTCTTTGGGTTTAATTTTGCCACCAGAACCTTTATAATTTTTATAAAAGGTTTTGATAAGTCCAGCAACATATCTTTTTGCAAACTCTCTCGCACCATCTTTTTCCCTAGCCTTTTGGTACGATTTCAGTGCCGACATACAAACATCAAGACACTTAGTTTCCATCTTGGTGTTTGAATCAATTCCGTTTTTAGACGATATGACTAGACACATCTCGCGGATAGAACTGTGGAGATACTCTAACCCCTCTCCAGAGTTAAGATAAGAGTCCACGGATTTCTCAAATAATGTTTCATCGACAAAATCTAAGTATCCTTCAACTTCTGATCTAGGTGTATTAAGATAATTGGGTTTCACTTTCGTTGTCATTAGTTTGCCTTGTTTATGATGCGTTCACGCAGACTGCTCGTAGAGAAGTCATGTTGTCGGTTATTATAATACATTTCGATGTCATTGTCAAGACAATATTGCTTCCCTGTAAAATCTTTGTCCTTATATTCCTCTCCAATGATACGCACGTTGATGGGATAGACCTTCAGTATATCCATAAGGTCACTCTCAGTACGATAGGGGATAATCTCATCGATCATAGAGATGGCTGACAGTTGGATATACCGTTCTACCATAGACTGGATAGGCGCATTCTTCTCAGGTCTATCCAAGGATGGATCAGTCTGTAGACCCACGATAAGGTAGTCACACTGAGTCTTCGCCTCCTTGAGCATCGCAATATGACCCGCATGTAGTAGGTCAAAGGCAGACGCAGTGAATCCGATATTTTTCAATTTAGTGCTTGACATTTTATAGTTTCCATGATAAAATTAGCTTCGCGGTCAGGGAGGGTTAAATACTACTCATTGAATCTAGACGCGCTGGTTGGTGGGTGTGTACTTATTGTACCTGCAATACAATATCTATAACCCTCAAAAGTTGATGGTTTGACTCTATGCAACATGTTCCCACCGAATAGGTGTAAGCGTCCATGATCAATAGGCAATTCATCATCTATATCAGTAAAGTATAACCCCGATGCGTTTTCGGGCGGATCGATGTAATAGGTGAATGCCCAAGTGCATGGCCAGTGATCGTGTTCACCACCACCCTGACCACTCTTGTATCGTGCGGCCCACAGACCTCCGACTCTCTGAGACTTGATGTACATATCATACCAGACATCATACTCTACTCGTCGTGAGTGATGGGGATGATCATAATTTCTTTTTACGGAGGATTCCCGTGCGAACTCCTCTACGTAGACCGAAAACTCCTGAAACTCAGGATAGTTCAATAGGTTTGGGTTTGTCACCTCACCATCTAGATTGAACTTCATTGCATAGTCCTGTTTATCCAACAGCCCATCAATGCGGTCAATCATCCTGATATTCAGTGCTTCAATATCTAATGTGGTAGAAAAGACATAGTCTTTCGCATTCATCGTTTTCATTAGTGTAGTTTTTTAGGATCGAACATGTCGATCACATTACTCCCGCTGTCCATAACAGTCAAGTACCGTTCAATCTTATCAACGGAGTCCTTTAAGCTTTCAGCAAACTCCTGTTCCCTTGTTTCATTCATACTCGCCATTTCATTCACGGCTTCGTGATATTGTTTTAACAGACTGTCCGGCGGAAACCCAATACCGACAACACTATTGATATTGAGGATTAGAATATCTTCGGGGTGTTCTTGATATACCATCCAAGGGCGGAATGAGTAGAATTTTGTTCCATCACCCACCTCCATCAGAGTCAAACGCATAGCCTTTCGTACAAGAATCTCGACATCTGCCTCGTCATTCCACTCCATGACTTCACACACGATCTCTTCGCCGGAAGATAACTTAAACTGCCTGTACTCCAACTCTTTAGTCATGTCTCAACTTCTTTCGTTTATAGGTTCTTATGATATTTATCATGCCTTTATAAGGCATATCTTTGTAACCTGTTTTGTAGTATAGAGAGCCTTGTCTGGGATCTTCCCAAGTCTCGGCATGAACAAAGTTGGTTTGCCAACACCCAGCAGGCATCATCTTATTCTCAACTCGTTCCATAGAATACTCACGTACCCAGTCTATCATATCTATAAAGTCGTAATCACCACTTGGATGAACCCAGAAGTTCCACTTGTTGTTCTCGCGGTTTTTGTTGTGAGCCTTCTCCTTGATCATTATCTCTACCTGAGACCGGACATCATCATTTTCAATGTAAGGAACATCGTATGAATAGGTGTACCCATAACTCATGAAGTTATTATAGACCTTCCAGTCGGTTTCGTCTGCCTGTTCATCGTCGGGTTTACCTAATGCTAAAGGTAAGAAGTGAACTATGTGTTCTGACCAGTTCTCGTTCATCCACTTCTTAGACGCATCTAGTGATTCAAAGGTCTCAAAAGGTAGACCCGCAATCATGCTGATGGTCGCGGCATAGAAGTTAGGAGAGTGTTCGTTGAAGAACTCCTTCACCTCCAATAGACCCTTCTTCTGAATTTCAGGTTTCATACCCTTGCCCACGGTCTTGCCAGCCTTGTGGTTGAAGGTCTCGACACCGTAGTGGTGTATGGTCAGTCCCATGTCACACATGTCTTGCCAAGTCTCTTTGCCGTGCGTGATCAAAAGGTCAGCCCTGACATACCCAGCGAACTGTGTTTGAAATGGCAATCTACGACACGCACGTGCGATAGTGGCAATCTTGTCCTTGGAGTCGTTTATGGTATCGTCGGTGACATAGTAGTTAGTTATACCCCACTTCTCATAGTGCTCCAACATCTCTTGGTGTATGCTATCCTCGTCACGGGTGGTGTCTTCTTTCATACCAGTCAATGGGAAAGAACAATACTTACACGCGAAGATACATCCACGAGCAAACTCAATG